ATTGTTGACAGAAACAGTTTCTTTGGCATCATTCGAAGCATCGATGGTTGACCTGATTGTTGAAGCAAACATGAAGGCAATGGATGCAGCAGTCGTCAATGGCGCCGGAACAACCGAGCCACTCGGAATCACAGTAGATGCAAGAGTTCTCGCAGGACAAATCATAACTCTGACTTCTGCCGAATTTGCAGACTGGGGAGCATGGAAAAAGAAAATCTTCGGCAAAATCCCTGTTGCCTACAGAGCAGGTGGAAGTTTCATCATGGCCGCTCAGACATTTGAAGGCTACATCGACGGTATGCAGGATGCAAACGGACAGCCAATGGCACGTGTAAACTACGGCATAACCGATGCAATCCCTGAGAAGTTCGGTGGACGCGAAGTCATCCTTGTTGAAGATGACATCGTTGCCCCTTATGACACAGCAGCAGTCGGCGATATCGTTGCAGTTTTTGTCAATCTCAATGACTACTGCATCAACAGCAACATGCAGATGACCATGTATCGTTGGTTGGATCATGACACAAACCAGTGGGTAGACAAGTCAATCATGATTGCCGACGGAAAACTCCTTGACGCAGCCGGCGTTATCATCGTGAAAAAGGGAGCCTAATCAATACCTGAATAACTAAAGAACTGACCCGGGTGTAACAGCCCGGGTTATCTCTGTAACGTGTTTTTAAGCGTACAGAAGAAAGGAACTGACTTATGTTTTATCCATACAATTCAAAGATGGGACAGCAAATACAAACCGATGTGCCGGGCGTACCCTGCGACCGTGCATTTTTAGCACATTATCACATCGATGCAGGCGACTGCGAAGCTGCCGGAGCAGCAATAATTATAGCAGCAGTAACGCTTGGAACCGGAGTGACTGTGACAAAGCTTGCAGCTGCCCTTGATGGTCAGCCAAAATGCGGACGCGTTCTGTCAATAACAGGAAATCAAGCAACCGCAACGGGGAACGTTGTAGTTACGGGCAAGGACCTTGCCGGTGCAACAATAACAGAAACAATCATATCTACCGGCGCGGCAACAGTAAACGGAACCAAGGTTTTTGCATTCGTCGACAGCATAGTATTCCCTGCGCGCGGAGCTGCGGGCGATACGATTTCTGTTGGAATGACAGACGATTTCGGGATCCCTTACAAACTCCCATACAACACAGTGCTTGCAATCTACAACAACAAGACATTAACCACAGTGGCTTCAGGCGGATACAGTGCGACAACACTTGCACTTAATTTTCTGAATCCGGCTGCTGCACTTAGTGACAGCGACATTGATGTTTATCTCATGGTTTAAAAATCTGACGGAAGGCGGTATCTAAAATGTACATAGACAAAATCAAAGCGGCTATAGGACTTAACGGCGTGGCACTTGACCAGGATTTAATCGAACCACTGATTGATGCCGCCAAATCCGACTTGAAACTGTGCGGAATCCTGGCAACCAAGGTTGACGATGAAACCGACTCACTTGTATTAAGGGCAATCTCGCTTTATGTCGATTCACACTTTAAGCCTGGTGATCCGATGGCTGACAGAAAACTTATGTCATACGAATCAATCCGAAACCATCTGAGTATGTCGGTTGAATATACCGAGGAGGTGGTCTGATGGCGGAGTACACAGCAAAACTGATTTCCATGACCAAAACACTCGATGCCGATGGATTCAATGCAGATGTTGCAGTCGAATACGAAATATTTGTAGAGAAGAAATCCGTAACCCGCTCGGAGTTTTATATGGCGATGTCGGCAGGTATGAAACCTAAAATCGTATTGTCGACCAGGGTTGAAAACTACGAACAGACACGGACAGTAGTTGACGGAGTTGCTAAATATGCAGAGAAGATAAGGTACGAGGATGCAGTCTATGACATTATACGCACGTACGAGAAAGACTCTGCATGGATAGAACTGATGTGCGGGTGATTACCATGCCGTATTTTGAAGTGGATTTTCCAAAGAAATTATTTAAAAACCTGTCAGACGAAATAAGCGAAAAGATGCTAAACGAATCCGTTCCGATATTAGTTGACAGTCTGCAAGCAATCATAAGGACTGAGCACAGCGATTCGGGTGAATTGTGGAAATCAATCAAGGCATTTAGACCTTACAAAAAAACGGATGGAGTATGGCAAATATCCGCATCGCCTACAGGAAAGCACAAAGGCAAGTTGTTAAAGTCGGCAAAGGTGTTTTCAAGAAGTAAAAAAGGCACAAAAACAAGCGGGCAGGCTCTTTGGAACGACGATAAGCTATGGTTTATCGAGTACGGCAATAAGAATCAGGCTGCAAGACCGGTACTCGCAAGGGCAACAAACAGAGTCATGAAACAAGTGGTCGACAAGATGCAGGAAGTATTCGACAGGGAGGTCATTAATGGAAAACAGTGATTTAAACAAATTGATAATAGCAACATTAACCCCTCTCGGCATCCCGACAGAAGCGGCGCCATACACCGGCGATGAATTGACCTATATCGTATTTAACCGAGCCGATGACATTGGCGTTGTATATGCTGATGATGAACCACAGATTGACCAGGTGTCGATGCAGATACATCTTTTCACACCGCTCAATTATCTGACACTAAAAAAACAAATCAGATCTAAATTATTCAAGGCGGGCTTCACATACCCGCAAGTACAGGAACGATACGAAGAAGACACAAAAACAAACCACGTGGTATTCGAATGTCAAATTGAAACATCCACGGAAAGCGAGGAATAAAACATGAAAATAGGATTAAAATATCCCGTCTACAAAGGAACATCAAGCGGAACCATTGCAAAAGCGATGCAGGCTGATATCTCAATAGAGATGAACGATGTCAAGGCTTATGCCGATGACGGTATCGCCGAAAGCGACAAGTCGTTTAAAAGCGGAACCATCACGCTTGGAGTTGACAATATCAGTGACACAGTGCAAAATCTGTTGCTTGGTCATGCAGTTGCAAGTTCCGAAATCACCGCAAGCGGCGCTGATGTAGTGCCTTATGTCGGTATCGGATTTTATGGCGCTAAAAAAGTGTCAGATGTCACATACTACAGAGCCATATGGCTTCCAAAAGTACAATTCTCCGAGCCAGCCGATGCCAATGCGACAAAGGGCGAATCCCTTGCATTTGGCAACCAGGTATTAGTCGGAACAATCATGCTCGATGCATCTAACAACTGGAAACAGGAAAAGACATTCGCACTCGAAGCAGATGCAATCGCATACCTCAACACCAAAGCAGGAATCCCTGTAAGCGCATCAGGTGGATTGACCGCATTATCCTTAACCGGCACAGGCGGAACGCTTGCACCGACATTCCTAGCAGGAAAGCTTGTCTACTCATTCAGCGGAGTATCTGCTACATCAGTAACAGTCACACCGACAGCTGCAAGCCATACCATCAAATTAGATGTCGATGGTGTGTACTCTCAGGATATCGTATCCGGCGCGGCATCAGCTGCAATCTCTTTGACAATCAACGTCATGAAAGTATTGACACTTGTTGCACAGGAGACAGGCAAGGCATCTCAGACAACCACGATCAACGTGCTGAAGACATCCTAGTATTACTAAAAATCATAATCGAACAAAGCCGGATGAAATATTCCGGCTTATTTTTTTAAGGAGAAGAGACTATGTTAGACGACAAGAAAAAATTGACAGTGAACGGAGTAGACTATCCGATTGAGTTTTCTCTCAACGTGATGGCATTAGTACAGGAAAAATATGGCTCGCTAGACAATTGGAGCGAGATTATTGATAGCAAGGACAAGGAAAAAGAACCCTCGATAAAAGATATCATATGGACATTTACGGCGATGATCAACGAGGGAATTGAAAGCGAAAACGAAACAAGCAATACGCAGCGTGCATTACTTACAGAAAAACAGGTCGGCAGATTGGTCACACAGTTTGGACTGAATCAGAGCATGACGGCAATAAAAGGGATTGTAACTGGAAGCACACAGGGTGATGAAAAAAACTTGACGACCACGCCGAATCAGACGGAGCAACAATAATTGATTTTGCGTGGGTGTTGATGATGGGCATAAAAATGGGATTTACCGAGAGGCAAATCGGACACATGACAATGAAAAAATATTCCAAACTGCTAAAGGCATACAAGGACATATTTGACATTGAAATGACACTTACAACCAACAAAATAAAATACTCTGAAATTGGTGCATCGACATCAATCGACGAGGCTATTCCATTCTAGGAGGTGAACCAATGGGCAGACAGACGATAGGCGCAGGAATCAAGCTTGACGGCGAATCAGAATTTAAAAAGGCTATAAGCGGAATCAATTCCGACATGCGTGTTCTTGGCTCCGAAATGAAAAAGGTCACATCTGAATTTATCGATAACAAGGACAGTTTGGAAGCATTGACCGCAAAAGACAAGGTTTTAAATGAGCAGTTAGACAAGCAAAAAGAGAAAATCGATGCGGTTAAAAATGCCCTTGAAAATTCAAAAACTCAGTACGGTGAAAACTCCGAAAAGACAAAGCGCTGGCAGATTACTCTAAACGATGCGGAATCTCAGCTCAATAAACTAAACACCGAAATCAAGCAGAATAAAACCGCAATGGAAAATGTCGGTACTGAAACCGCACAGGCGACAGACAAGGTGGAGAAATTCACCAAGGAAACCAATCAAGCAGCCGATAAGACCGATAAATTCGGCGACAAGTTAAGAAGTGCATCATCGCATCTTGGTTCGGGGTTTGCAACAAGCCTTAAAGTTGCAATGGGTGGAGTTGCCGTACTTGGTACCACATTGGTTGCAACCGCCGCAGGACTCGGGAAAGTAGTAACCGCATCACTAGAGAACGCGGATGCAGTACAAAAGACCGCAGACATCTACGGAATGACCGCTGAAAGAGTCCAGGAACTGACCTACGTTGGTACAAAACTCGATGTAGAACTGGAAACAATGACGAAGGCACAGACCAAGGTCACTAAATCGATGTATGAGGCAAGTCAAGGCTCCAAGGGAGTATCGGATGCATTCAAGAAATTAGGCGTTTCTGTCGTTGATAGTAAAGGAAATCTTCGCGACAGCCAGGATGTAATGGCAGAAACAATCACAAAACTCGGTGGAATGACCAACGAAACCGAGCGCGATGCAC